TCTGTTGGCGTAACTGCATACCAATGCAAGGACTCTGACTGCGGCATGGTTTAGCTCTTTGTCCTGTATCGCTCTCAAAGGCAATACGGCTATCTGTCTCTGATCTGGCGGTGCCGCCTTCAGCTTTACTTTGGGTTGTGTAGGGATTTTAAAGTCTTTCCCTTCTGCGTTAAACACAATAGAACCTCACCCGCTATAAAAAGGGGTTGATATCGCTTTTGCGATGTATCTATCGTTTATCGCTCTGTCTAAGCCTTCTTTGGCTCTCACTATGCTAGGCCCGAGCTTTGCGCTGGTCATCCCTAGTGATTCGACTGCGTTTATCTGAGTCTGGCGATACTCCATTCTCAAGGGCTGGGTTATGGCCCCGTTTCGTAATACTAATCGCATATGGTTGAAGATTGCAAGAGGTTAATTCTTTTCTGCAATTTCTCTATGGTTTTAGCGGCCTCATCTAAAAAGTATTGGTCTTTAGGATTGTTAACCGATACCTTATGACGCAAGTAATCAGCCAGGGCCAAAGCATCGCCATGACGCAATGCCTCGTTGTTATCCACAATAGCCTTAGCTTTGGTTATGCGCCTAGCTCCAGCACATTGGATATCTCTTACATTCCTATCAAATATCTGTCTCACTCTACCGCTACTAATGCCATACAAATCCGCTATGGATTGAAAGGTCATACCATCTGTACGCATGAGATAGATATTCTCCTTGCGAGCCTTTAAATCTATTGTATTAATCATTCTGTTCTCCAGTTAAATCATCTAGTTCAAACTCAGCCAATTCAATCGTATTCCATCTGAACCCGCAAACCATACAGGCTCTACGTCTGCGTATCCAATTCATGCCATCATGCGGGCGTGAGTCCACTACTTTTATATCTTGACTATCGCACTCAGGTAATACGCAGATCATGCTAAGCCATTCCTAATTGCAATATCTTCAATGTAATCAGCTACCGCGGATGGTTCAGCGATAGCATGGCACCAGAGATCTTCACCAGGCTCTCCAGGCTCAGGACATACAAATACATCTCTACACCTAGCTAACTCATTAACGAGATCTTCTATCTGAGACTCATAGCCATCTATCAGCCTATCAATGTATTCTTGTGGCTGGCAATAACGGCAACCGTCTCCTAACATCTTGATTGCAAAGGTGCATTGACATTTATGCTCTTGGTCGTTCATTCTTTACTCTCTCGGTTGTATATCTCTAGCATGGCATTGCGGAGTGCGTCATAGCCAGCATGGCCACGCACTTCTGCCACCCTCTGTAAGTGCAGTTGCCTGGTCTTTCGAGTTCTAAATCTCTTAAGTACGGTTCTAGCCTCAGCATACAAGCGGTACTCTTCCGAGTAACTTCCGACTGTTGTGCCATTAGGCAAACGAAGTAGCCGCCCTCCTGGGTGAATTTGATTACAAGCGAGACATCTGAGCCTGTCCTCATTTACTTGCGGTTCTCCCTCTCCAACTTCCGCTCGTAACAGTCCTTGCACATCCACCTTTTTTGCCTTTTGTTTGCGCTTATTATCCATGCTCCATTCCGATAATCTTTACCCATCTGGCAGTTAGAGCAAAACCGTTTGCCAGTAATAGACGAGTCTGCTAATACCGCTTTCGTGTAAACGTCGTTCTCATGTCCAGCCATTACGCCCTCGCAAACTTGCCATGTAAGGCGTATCTCATGCTATCAGCAACAAACTTGGCAACATTAATATCAAAGTAATCGCCAAAGCTCTTGGTTTTACCATTAGATGTAATTTGTACACGCCACTTACCAGCCCTAAAATGAATATTCTTATGGCCAGACTTGTTTGCATGGCCAACTGACTTATTACAGTTGTTTTCGGCTTTTGTTGATTCTCTTAAGTTGTTGATATCGTTATTAAATGGATTGCCATCAATATGGTCTATACATTCTGGCAAATAACCATGATGCAGTAGGAATATGGCCCTATGAACGTACATATACTGGCCCCTGATGGTCATTATTCGATATCCGTTAGGCCTTTGATAGCCTACCTCATCACCCTTATTGACTCTGCCATTTTTTACAGACCAAAATAGTTTGCCATCTTTGTAAATACACTTTTCCTTCAAAAACTCGAAACTCATCACTCTTCCCCCTCAACCCATATTAAAACCCTTGCATTGCCACCTTTTACCTCGCCAGTACCGCGATAGACATTAATCTGATCTATCTGCTCATCGTCATCGAATACGCCAGCGTCTTGCAAGCTATCTAACAAGGCCTTAATGCGGTTATCGATATCGTATTTACGCTTGTCTTTGGGCCATAGCACGATCTCCAGGCTAAGCCTTGCCGCGCCCAGCTTAGGCGTGTTGCTCTCTGCAATGTACTCAGCTACGGCCTTCTTGTAATCGCGCCCTTGCTTACTCATGTAAGTAGCATGAGCGCCACGTCTGTAATACGTATTGACGCTTGGTGGAAATGGCAGATTGAGAATTATCATCCTAACAACTTATCTAGGCGTGTATCAAGGTCAGCGCTCTTACTCAGGGCATTGCTCAACTCATCATTGATTACGGCCGCTATGGACTTACTACGGTCTTTAGAGACGCTTTGCAAAAGGCTATAAACATCTGGTCGCAAACGCACCAGGAATGGAATTAGTAAAGTCATTCTGATCTCCAGTTATAGGCATCGGGTAGCAAGTCTTTTTAGTCGTGAGCCTCGTATGGTCATTGAGCTGAATAGTGTCAGTACTACCCGATATCTCAGATCATACATTAAGAAAACACAAGATGTAGTGTTGCGTATTAGGGTATTCCTTAGACTTTTTTACAACAAACACAACATATTGTGCTTGACGACCATTCTGACTGTGGTAAAGTCATACCTAAGCGATATCGCTTATTAACCACCGAGATACAGGAGTTAACAATGTACGTAGCATATTACCGAGTAAGTACACAACGTCAGGGCCAGTCAGGCCTTGGCTTAGAGGCTCAGCAGTCAGCCGTTAAAGCCTTTATCAAAGATGCTCAACTCGTTGCAGAATTTACAGAGATTGAGTCTGGCCGCAAGAACGATCGCCCTCAGCTCGCGCAAGCTCTGGCCTTAGCTAAAAAGCATAAGGCTACCTTGGTTATCGCTAAGCTAGACCGTCTTGCTCGTAACGTTCACTTTATCTCTGGCCTTTTAGAGTCTGGTGTGCAGTTTGTAGCCGCAGATATGCCAGAGGCAGATCGCACCTTCTTACAGATGGCCGCAGTATTCGCAGAATGGGAGGCTCGCAAGATTTCAGAACGCACTAAATCAGCCTTACAGGCCGCCAAAGAGCGCGGTACTGTCTTAGGTAGTCCAAACCCAGAACTCGGCTCTAAGCGTGGCGTAGAGGCCATAGTAGCCAAGTCTAATGCTTACGCTATGCAAGTAGCGCCAAGCCTCAAAGAAGTAGTAGCAAGAGTAGGTAGCAACCTACGAGATATCGCTATCGGATTAGAAAATCGCGGTATCAAAACCGCCAAAGGTAATAGCCAATGGCATCCAGCCCAAGTAGCAAAACTAATAAGGAGAGTTGAATGTATGAGTTCTTTAGCCTAGCCCTGTTTACGGTGCTGGTGTTCGGATGCGTAGTTATGTCAGCGGTCATCGTACTCAGTACTTACATAGCAATTATGGATTCAGATTCAGTAAGACGTTTTAGGTTATGGCGCAGAGAGCGTCTAGTTAACAAATTTATGGAGGATTTAAAAAAATGAAATCATTTAATCAACACAACCAGTCATCACGCGACTTGTACAAGTCTGAAGAGTCAACCCTAGATAAGGTTATAGGCACGATAGCCTTTATCGCTTTTATTCTCATCGTGTCATTCTCGTAAAGGAAATAAAAATGAAGAAGTTATTAATCGCAGTATCAATCGCGGCAGTTGCTTTGTTTAGTTGCCATGCCTACGCCCAAGTTAAATGCGTACCAGATGGGCGCGGCGGGATGTGCTGTTGGGATGTACAAACCCAAGGCCCATTTAGACCAATCGGGTGCTGATATGAATATCGCTCATCCAGAAAGGCCATACATCCAGTCAGTCAAAACTGATATCTCAAAGATATTTCGCAGAGTTGGCTGGACTCCACCATCTGAAGATAAAGAAGTCATTAAAAAATGGGAGTACTACCGCACGATTTCAATTCGTAACGAAAGGAAACTTAAATGAGCATTACACAACAACAACTAATTGAAGAGCATCTGCTAACTCGTGAGCATGGCATAACTAGCTGGGATGCAATTACCACCTACGGCATTACCAGGCTGGCCAAGTACATCCATGACCTACGTCGCGCTGGCTTTAAGATCGCTGACGAGTACGAGTCAGAGGGTGTCAAAAGATGGAAAAGATACTGGTTGGTATCAGCACCTAAAAGGAGTAGAAAATAATGGACTATTCAGAATACTTACTACGTATTAATCGCCTCATGCAAGAGGTACACAAGGCCGCGCAAGCGAACAACTACGAGCGAGCTAGCGAGATGTCAGCAGAAGTAGCGCGCTACGCTATCAGCTTATCAGCCTATTTTGAGGCTAGAACGGAGACGGTGATCTAAATGGTCGGAAAAGTAACCCCAAACGATATGCTCTCTGCAAGCCGCCTACCAGCGGTTTGTGGGATGAGTCAGTATCGATCACCAAACGATGAGCTATTAGCCTCTATCGACGCGATCAATGGCATTGCTCCACCAGATATCAGTAATGAGTCTATGGACTGGGGCAATAAGATGGAGCCGACTATCTTGCTGGAGGCGGCTAACCGTCTTGACTGCAAGGACTTAGAGATCGATTACGACAAGGCTTTTTTCCATGATAAATGGCCGCTCTCATGCTCTTTGGATGGGACTTGCTATGGCAAGGGTCAAGAGATCGTTAGCGACCCTGACAAGGGCATCTACGTAGTTAGCGGTGGCTCTATCAAGTTAGATGGCATGGGCGTGCTAGAGGCTAAGTTAACCTCTATGCCAGCTGAGGATGTACTGCCTTTGTATCGTGGGCCTATACAGTTGCAAGCGCAGATGGCAATTATGAAAGCGAGCTGGGGCGCGGTAGCTACTCTTTATCAAGGCACTCAGTTGCGTATCTTTTTATTTGAAAAGCATCTGCCTACCTTGCGACTGATCGAGGAGACCTCTAAGACATTCCAAGCTAAGCTAGATCGCTATAAAAATACTGGTGAGATTGATTACTACCCACCAGTCAACCCTAAAGATGCCGCACGCACTTGGTCTAGTGGCTCAGATGATGAGCCTGTAAAGCTTGATACTTATGCTGAAGAGTTAACAAAATTGTTGTTAGAAAACAAGCAAAAGATCGCAAAAGCAGAGGAAGAGAATAGCAAGATACAAACTGAGTTAATGGGGATGCTAAGAGAGCATACGTATGGCCTGGCTGGTGAGTATCAGATCAGTTGGCCAGTACGTAACTACAAAGCTAAGCCAGCAACCATTACACCAGCAAAAGAGGCGTACTCAGTACGTCAGTCAACACTAACTATAAAGGCAATCAAATGAGCAACTTAATTAAACATCAAGGCTTTGCGCCGCAGACCATGACTGAGGCTATCGAGTTCAGCAATATGCTATCTCGTTCCCAGATGGTTCCAAAAAATTACCAGAATAAGCCAGAGGATGTCTTAGTCGCGGTTCAATGGGGATATGAGATTGGCTTAGCTCCCCTCCAGGCATTGCAAAATATCTCTGTCATTAATGGCAAACCAAGCGTATATGGCGATGCGGCTATGGCTTTAGTGCAAGCTAGCCCAGTCTGCGAGGATGTTCAGGAGACGATTGAGGGCGATGGCACTAGCAACCCTGTCGCGATCTGCAAGGTCAAGCGTAGAGGCCGTTCTGAGGTCATCTCTAAGTACTCAGTAGAGGATGCTAAGCGAGCTGGCCTATGGGGCAAGCAAGGGCCTTGGTCTCAGTACCCTAAGCGTATGCTCCAGATGCGAGCCAGAGGGTTTGCTTTACGCGATGCTTTCCCAGATGTCTTAAAGGGTTTGATTACCGCTGAAGAGGCTCAGGATATGCCAGTAGAGGAAAAGGATATTACGCCGCCTAAGCAGTTCACTAACCCGCTAGATGCCATTCCAGAATTGCCAGTTTCAGAGCCAGAAATTTTGGAAGTACCAGCTGAGAACTGTGTCGAAAATACAACAGTTGAAGTAGCTATGGAAGTATTAGCAACTGAGATGGAGGCTGAGATAGTTGAGCCACTACAAAAGCCTGGCACTTACAGACTCAACATTCCAGGCAAGGAGCCGTTATTTGCGCCGAGCATAGATGACTGGATGCAGTCTTACAATGAGATGGCTGATAAGGTTGCTAGATCAAAGCTATCCAAGGAGATTAAAGCTCAAAAGATTGGCGAGTTTAACGCTCTCAATGCTGACGTATTTGCTATGCTAAGCACCATTCAAAAGGTTGGCATGACTGCGCATAAGCAAAAGCGCAAACAAATGCTAGACGCTAGCTAGTAAATCTGCCTCGGCCTGTCTGCGTTTGACAAGCCCTGGCAACTTCTTACCGCCGCCATAGACCCACTTATGTAGCTCTGTGGTGGCGCCTTCCCAGTTACCAGCATCTACCCGCTTGCGTAAAGTGCTAGCGCGGTATCTACCGACCCCTAAGTTGTATGCAAAGTCAGTTATTGCGGCTAGGACTAAAGGCTCGTAGATGAGGATAGGAGACGCTTTCAGCACTCCAGGTAGGTAGTTATTGGTTAGCTCTTGCATGAGCCATTCAGAGGCCTTCTGCTCGCTTATAGGAGCATCTTGCATAGTTACCTTAGAGCCATCTGGTTTATATACGGTGCCGTACCCGATAGTAGGGTAGCCAGCTGGGCAGATATAAGGCGCACTCCTAAAGCCTTCAAAGCGCTTACATAGCTCTGAGGCTATGCTAATTGCTTGGTCAACCTTTTCCATTGTTGATATGCATAAATGCTCTGCCAGTAAACCAAAAGGTAAGAATCATCATTAGCAAGGCCATGTCATCTGGAGTCCAGCTAGTAATAAGCACTTCTTTCCAGTCGCCATTAGCTTGATAGGCCATGAGCATAGACGCAATCTTGACTAGGGAATATAGGATTACAAACCAGTAGGTAACGAGCGGTCTGACAAGGGCTGAAATAGCGGCAATAAATTTTCCAGCTACTTTAGCAGTTTGACCTTGCTCTTTTAGAGCTTCAGTCATAGCGGATAGCTCGCTACCCATGAGACCAACCTCAGCCTCACGCATAGAGATTTCACCTTTGACTTTGGCAAACTCCATCTCGCGGTCTAACATCTTCAACTCATGCTCGCGCTCATTCTTAGCGTCAAGCAACTTCATTACTTCTGGGACTATGCGAAATACACCACCCAGGAGAGAGCCGAGTAAGGTCTCTAGCATTAGCTACCGATCTTGATATGGCCTATGCCAGCCAAGTAAGTAACTAAGCCTATAGCACCAACACCAACCACCCAAAAGAATTTAGTAACAACGGATTTACCAACTGAGGTATATACGTTCTCAATTACTTTTTCTGTAACACGCTCTACTAAATGCTCTAGCTGGGCGTCTGTAAGCGGGAGGTTAGGTTGGTCAGCCATGATTACGCTTTCTTTCTTGCTGTAGCTACTTTCTTAGCCGCTGGTTTCTTGGCCGCTACCTTGCGGGCTGGTCGTTTCTTAGGAGCTGCTGGCTTGGCCTCTTGCTTATCGATCTCAGCAAAAAGCGCATCAATATCTACCTTATAAAACTTATGGTAGTTAAACTTAGCTAGTATCCAATCGATTACAAACATTATGCAAGCTCCTCTAAATAAGCTATACCATCTATTACATTGCTGATAACTTTCTCAATTACACACCCAACTAACTCTTTGAGTTTTTCATCGGT